AAAGACAGCGATAAAGCGGGTACTGAAATCGATGATAAAGAAGATGACGATAAAGAAGCTGGACAGAATATCGTTAAAAAGACAGCTGATAAAGACGATAAGGCCGCAGGTAAAGAAAAGCAAGACAAGAAAAGATTTAATCCAACAAGATTCGTGAACGTTAAACCAGAAATTAACCAAGGCTTAAACGAAGCAATGTATGACACTGCTGTTATATCATTTGGGCGTATGAATCCAGTAACAGTAGGTCACGAAAAGCTCATCAATAAAGTTTTATCCACAGCAACAGCTAAGAGAGCAACACCGTTAGTATATCTATCTCATTCTACTGACTCTAAGAAAAATCCTCTACCCTACGACCAAAAACTCATGTTCGCTCAGGCAGCCTTTGGTCGACGCCTTGTTGTAAAATCTCGAGCACGAACAATTATTGAAGTTGCTAAAGAATTACAAAAGACATTTAAAAATCTTATTCTTGTGGTTGGTTCTGACCGCGTTAAAGAATTTGATACTCTACTCAACAAATATAATGGTAAACCTGGTGAATTTAAGTTTGATAGTATTGAAGTTATTTCAGCTGGGGAAAGAGACCCAGATGCTGAAGGCGTTGCAGGAATGTCTGCATCCAAAATGAGAAAAGCAGCTGAAGACGGTGATTTAGCATCCTTTAAGAAAGGCCTACCTCGTAAATTACAATCACGAGCCAAATCAGTATATGGTGCAGTTCGTGCAGGTATGGGCATTAAAGAAGGTATTGAAGAAATTGAACAAGATTATTTAGAAGAAGCATTGACACGTCAGCAAAGACTTAGACGTAAGATGCAAATGCGTCGTATGAAGTCTAAGATTATGATGGGCAGACGCAGAGCAATGAAGAAACGTGCTACTCTTGAAGTATTAAAGAATAGGTCAAGAAGATTAGTATATAGAATGCTCAAGAAAAGATTCTCAAAAGGTCGTTATGCTGAGATGCCTTATTCAGCAAGACAGAGAGTCGATGACAGAATTAAGAAAATTTCTAAAAATAGAATCGACACATTAATGAGAAGATTCTTACCTAAAGTTAAAAAGGTACAACAACAGCGATTAGCTGCAAAAATTAAGAAAAAGAATTCAACAAGTACACCTAAACCAAAGTCAGTTAAAGTTGCAAAACCAGCAATTGAGAGTTACGACGCTCTATGGGAAGCATATATGGCTGAACGCGTTAGGAATGGCAAGCTTGACCCAAACAGCCCAATGGGAAAAACGAAACTGACCGGCAGAGAAGTCTCGCAATACTACCGCGACAATCCAGCTGCCAAACGTGCTGCAAGAGATAAAAATGTTAAACTTGCTATTGAATTGGCTCTGGATTTAAGTGGTAATATGAATTATGCGATTAAAGAAATCGAAAAGATTAAGCGCAATTTATCCAAGCATCCTGAAGTTAAAAAAGCTTTACAACAAGCTAATGAGAATTTTGATTATGAAAGATATGCAGAGTATACACTTGAAGCTCGTATGAAAAATCCTCAAGATAAAGATGTTAAGGATATGGAAGGTACACAACCTAAGCATTATTACTCAGGTGTTAAAAAAGATAAGAAAGACGATAGAGCTCGTCATTTTAAAAGAAAAGCTAAAATGGACGATGATAATCCAAAGGCTTATACACCAGCGCCTGGAGATAAAGACCCTAAAACAGGTGAATTAAAGAAAACAAAACCATCTGACCATACTAAAAACTTTAAGAAAATGTTTGGTGAGCAAAAAATCTTAAAAAGACCACACATGCTTATTGCAAGAAACGGTAAACCAGTTGTAGATAAAAGATTTAAACATTTCCGTAATGGTCCAGAGCAACTTGAAGCAGAAAGACAAAGAAAGATTGCAGCTCTTTTACAAGTAGCTGAAGATGTAGAATTTATTTTTACTGAAAACTCTAAAGCAGCTCTAAAGAAAAAAGCAGAAAAGAGTGGAATGCCTTATGGTATTTTAAAGAAAGTATTTGATAGAGGAGTAGCTGCATGGAGAACAGGTCACAGACCTGGTACAACTCCAACACAATGGGGATTAGCACGAGTAAATAGTTTCGCAACCAAATCAAAAGGAACATGGGGTGGGGCTGATAAAGACCTTGCTGATAAGGTAAGAGGATAGCAAATAATGAAACGAGTAAGAGACTTAGTTAACGAAAGCGGTGCTGGACTGTGGGGGACAGATAAAGCACGTGAGCGCTTACAGAAAGACACACCTGGGCAAGAGATTAAATCGCTCGTTAAAAAGTCTCAGAAAGTTTCTGAAGCAATGTCTGATTCTGAAAAACGTCAAGCGTTACAAAAGAAAATTGCTGATGTCAGAAGACAGTACAGAGCAGGAACATGGGACGGTAATGTTAATAAAGATGGTAAACCTGTAATCCATGTTGATGGTAAGCCAATGGTCGTTGAAGGATACGATAGAGCTGCTATCAGTGCTGCATTGAAAAAAGCTGCTGAAAAAGACAATATGAAATCAAAGCGCGATGTAGAGCGTTTCTTTGATTATAGTGGTGGCGATATTATCTTTAAAATGGTTAAAGATGAAGACGAAGCAAATAGTCTAATCAGTCAATTCAAATCTCAATATAAGCAAAAGTTTAAAGAAGATGTAGATGATAATCGCGATAAACTCAAGATGGTCAATAAAAATGGCAATGTTGTTTACGCTACTCGTGATAAAGTAAAGCATTATATGGATTTAGGTTATAAATCAGCGGCTGCTGCAGACTCTCGTAAAAAGACACTATCACGAACTAATCTAAACCCAGACTCAGCATTTTCTGATGTAAGAAGAATTGCTAAAGATATACAGAACAAAAAAGCTGGTGATACACCACCTCGTTATAGAGAAAGTGTTAAGGAAGAAGTACAACAGCTTGACGAACTTAAAGTATCATTTAAATTTGATAAATTAGCAGACGCTGCAAAAGCTGAACGAAAAGCCATGCAGATGAAAAAATTAGATGTTGATTCTGAAAAGATTCAAGGTAAAAACATGTGGTTATTACATGTTACTGGTAGTTATACTGATATTATGAAGTACCTTAAGAGACATGACCTTGAAGATAAAGTTCATGAGTCTGCTGAAGTAATTAAAGAAGCATCTTATAATTCTATTGAAGAAGGTTCTGAAACTTGGGAAGCAGGTTATAAGCGCAGAGTTGTAAGAACAACTAAGCCAGAGCATAAAGAAAAAGGTTACAACTGGAGAATTAAGGGCAAAGATAAAGCTCATCTCACAATCAAGTTATATAAAGATAAACCATCTCAAGAAGAGTTTAACAAACAAATGAAACGTGTAGCAGGACACGAGTTCGGAGGATAAAAATAAAAATGAAACGTTTTAAAAGTTTTAATGAAGCCGCAAAATTAGATGATATTTCAGTTGGCGTAAAGAAAAAGAAGCCAACTGGTGTTCAAGCAGATGAGCCTTTAAAGGGTTATGCTTATAACGAGAAAATGAAATTTAAGTTTAAAGGTAAGAAAACTGCTTTACACATTAAGAACAATAAATTTTTAGAATCTGCTGAAGAAATAACAGAAGCTAAAGCTGATTTAGTTAAAACAATCGAAGCTGAAATTAAAAAGTATGGTCCTAAAGACATTGATACACCAACATATAAGCAAGCAATTACCTTAGTTAAAAAAGGTGATATGAAAGCTTTAAAGAAATTAATCTATACATCTGATACTGAACCTTCAGAATTTTTATCTTACGCACTAGCTCAACATGACCCTGCAGCATTTAAGAAAATGTATCCTCGAGCAAAAGCTGGCGACTATTTAAGAAGCATTGTTATCCAACATGGTGAGTCTGTTGAAATCAACGAAGACGAACAAGAAGAAAAGTATTATCTTGTAAGAGTACAAGGTAAAGGACCAGCTGGTAAAGATTATATGAATGTTAAGACAAGAGCTCATTCTCAAAAAGCTGCTCTTGAAAAAATCAGAAAGCAATATCCTGGTAACTCATATAGTATCGTTAAAGAAGATTACGAAACGTCAATATCTTTGTCTATAGAAGAAATTGAAATGAACGAAGCTCTATCTCCTAAAGAGAAAGAAAAGCGTTTACAAATGATTAAGAAAGCTGTTGAAAAACTTAATAGAGCAAATATTGAAAAAGTCAAAAAAATGGCTATGAGAGATATGAAAGCTGCTGGTATGTTTGACGATGTTATCGACGAAGAAACTGAATTAGACGAAGCACGCTTAATACAAGTACTTGAAATCTTATACGATTATACAAACCAGTTTGGTAAAGGTAAATTAGACAGAGCCGAAGCAAAAGACATGTTAGGTGACTGGAAGATAACACAAGACTCAGTAAAAAAGATTGCTAAACAATTAGGTGGATTAATTGAAGATGTTGTAAATCCTCCCTCTGCGGCTTTAGGTTCTAAAAGACGAGTAGGTATTATAATGGTAAGTACTCGTAAAGACCCAAAGAAATTTGATGCCAAAAAATTTAAAGCAGCTCTAGCAAGAGACGGTATAAGTGTTAATGATATAAGAATTAATCAATTGAAAGAAGATGTTATCGACGAAAACCAATATATCGGTGGTTATAGAGATTCTTCAAGAGATGGTCTCGGCCCTAAAGCTAAAGTCAATGCTCCAAAATTATCTCGTATTGAACAATTAAAGAAGCAATTAGAATTTGCTTATAAGCAAAGAGATGTCCACGATGAAGCATATCGTAAATATATGGAACAAGCTAAAGCTGCTCGTGAAAGGAATCCAGATGATTTAGGCGCTATTCATGGTGCAGAAGCACGTGCAGACGCTCAAGAAGAAATGGCTCAAAAACAAACCATGAAAATCCAAGATCTCAAAGATGATATTGCTGCGCTTAGAGACCAAATGAAATGAGAAGATTTAAAGACAGTTTTGGTATATACGAGGGAGTTACAGTACCTCTCGAACAACCTATGATTGAGTTTGAAGAAGATTCAGACCCAGAGTTAAATACACCAAAGCGCTCAGGCGGACCTACTAAATATGTAGTTTATGTTCGTAATCCAAAAACAGGTAATGTTTCTAAGATTAATTTCGGAGATAAAACTGGTGGTCTGTCTGCTAAAATCAACGATAGAGAAGCAGCTAAATCTTTTGCCGCTCGACATAACTGTGATACTAAAACAGATAAAATGAGCGCAGGTTATTGGGCATGTCGTTTACCTAAATATGCTAAAAGTTTAGGTTTAAAAGGTGGAGGGAGTTACTTTTGGTAAAATTTGCAGATATAGTTTTATTAGGAACACTACTACTTGCATTAAGTGGTTGTGCTAATATAGGAAAGTTTTTTCCTAGTGATTTTGACAATGTCGAGTATGGTAAGCTTGTTGAGCTCAATACAATAGCAATTATGCCTGCTAATACTTGGTGCAATCCATCGTCATTAAATCAAATGAATTATAGGGCACAATATCTTCATACTTATGCAACATATAGATTAAATACTAATATTGCAGAAATATATGCTGGTATTCACGGATTAACATCTGAATTGGCAGAACGCGAAGAGCCAAGTGAAGCATATTGTAAAATTAAAAGAACAAATATACATGATATAACAACTACAGTATTGGAGACATTTGGAGATAGGAAATGAGTTTAGAAGCTTTTGAAAAAGATGCTTTATTACAAGTAGAACAATTAAAGTCTTTAAAAGAATCTGGTGATATTTCAGAAGATGAGTTTAAAGAATTAGTTGAAGATGTAATTGATATATCTAAAATACAAGAAGATTTAGAGCTTGAAGAGAATAAAATCATGGCTCAAAAAATTATTGATGGAATTAAAGTAGTAGCTGGCTTAATTAGCTAAAAATGAATCCATATATTGATGATAATGGTATTCGTATCTTTGATATAAATGCGCTCGATGAAGAGTTTGTTTGGCATAGAGATAACGAAGACCGAGAAATAGAAATACTTGAAGGTGATGGTTGGCAATTTCAGGCCGAAAATGCTTTACCTTTTCTATTAAAACCAGGTTTAAGGTTTGAAATTAAAGCTGGTGAATACCATAGAATCATTAAAGGTGTTAACGATTTAAAAATTAGAATAAATAGAAACATAAATTAATTTAACGGAGACTGAAATGTCATTTAGAGATTTAAACGAAAAAATAGACGATGCTCTGAAAGCTTTCTTCGAAGCTAAAGCAGGAGATGTGTGCTCTTGTTGTGGTAACAAAATTGATGAAGAAGGTAAATGTGGATGTGGCCCAGAATGCGAGCACTGCGGCGGACAACACGATATTTCAGAAGCTAAAAAGACAGAAGATAAGCTTGACGCAGTCGGTAAAGAAGACGATGACGTAGACAACGACGGTGATTCTGACTCAACAGATGATTATCTGAAAAAGAGAAGAGCTGCTATCGGTAAAGCTATCGATGCTAAGAAATTAAAAGAGATGGCAAAAGCCTATAAGAATTAATATATAATTAATATGAATGAAAATATATCTCATGGAGGATATTATGAAAAAACTAATTGAATGGCTAAAAAGCTTATTCGGAATTGGCGTAAAACCAATTGACCCAGTAAAGGAGCCTAAGAAGGCTGCAGCTGCAAAAGGTCCTAAAAAGACAGTAGCTGCCAAAGCAGTTTCAAAACCTGCTAAAACAACTAAAGCTCAGTTAAATAAATTAACTAAAGCTCAGTTGGAAGAAAAGGGTCGTGAAATCGGGATTGAACTCGATAAGCGTAAGAAAAAAGCTGATTTAGTAGACCAAGTTTTTACAGCACTTAAGTAAGTTTCTAACGAAACATTGAATGCGATTTTTGTTATAACTTAACGTTAAAATATAACAGGAGAATAACAATGGCACTATGGGGAAAAACAGACGCGGCAGCTTCCGCGCCGAAGTGGTTATCCGACGATAGTAATAACACTAATAAGTCTAATGATAAAGACAACGCAGTATTCGTTGACTTGACAGAAGCAGGTGTTGCAGCTAACCGTGCGAAAGGCCTAGGTACACCAGGCTGGAATCTCTATAACACTTATACAACAGCAGATGGTCGTACAAGACATATTGCTGAGCCACTATGCGTAATGAAAGTTTCTGCTTCAGACGCAGGTGATGCTGGTGTTACAGGTTCAGGTGATGATTCAGTAGTAGCTGACAGCTAATAACAGTTTTAAACAATAAATTTTTTGTAATATGAATTTAACAGAATCAACCTTTCTGCTCTATGCGATGAAAAACTATGACAATCCACAATGTACGGATATGTCAGAGTTTGAAGAAGACATGAAAAGATTTCAGTATCTTCGAAAGCTCTTCAGTCGCTATAAGCAAGACAATGACTTAAAAGAAAGGTTGATACTGAATCATTTAATTGTGATATACAACGTGTTTGGTGTAGATGCAACTAACATGCTCTTTTTAAAGCTGCATGAGTTTCATAGTTACCTTAAACCGTTTGTGGAATATTTAAATTATATGCCACAAGTATTACAATACGGCGAAGTTATTATTAATAAAGATAGTATTGTCGGTGACATATTTATTGAAGAGAAACTAAAGGAAATTTAAATGGTAGTCGATTTATTTTTAGTATACCAATTTATTAAAAAGCTTGTTACGCCTTTTAATAAGTGGCCTGCTTATAAATTAGGAATTATCGATGCGAAGGGTAATATCGTTATTCGTCGTAAAGATTTTACTAAAAGAGAGCAGGGAAAAGCCTTTGGTGTATTTGACCAATTGGTTGGTAATGTTAAAAAACTACTTGCTAAATTACCAGGAGGCCAAACACGTTTGGCTTCTTATGCTGCTGCATTATGGCTAGTTAAAGAACAAAATGCTATTAATATTAATAATGCACTTTTTGAACATAGCAATGATGAATATTTTGTTGAAAAATTTATGCTAGAAGCCGAAGAGCGTTTTATAAACGAATGGGCTGAAATATTAGAAGCTACAGACAAAGAAGAAATGACTAGTGTTGGTAGTGGTGCAATTGCAGGTTTAGGAGTTGGAGCACAGGGTGAACCTGGTGTTTCTAAAAAAGCTCAAAAGAAATATAAGCGCAAAAATTTTAAAGATTTTGTAAAATAATGGCTACTGTAAATGTTAAGGAATTAACTGCAGTTTCAGTTATTCCAACATACGGAACAGTTAACAATGTTATTAAATCAGTAGATTTTAATGTTGTTGTATACGATGATGTTGTAGGTAATACTGCAAATACATCAGTTAGTATACCAGTTCAGAGTATATTATCTGCTGAAGATTTAGCAAATAATAATTTTATTACTGCTAATAGTACAGTAACACAGACAGAAATACTTAATTGGGCTTTTACTAATGTAGGTGGAGATGATTATTTAAATAGTTCGGGTTTATTAACATGGGCCGAAGATAATCTAACCAACTCATTATATTTAAGTCAAGGTACATCGGATTACGACTTTAGTAGTAATCCAATTTAGGAATTAAAATATGAAACAAGAAAATAGAGATAATGTTTTCGAGCAACTGAAAATCGACGAAGGTGTTGTATATGAAATATATAAAGACCATCTCGGTTATCCTACTTTTGGCGTAGGTCATTTAGTATTAGAAACTGACCCAGAGTATGGATGGGATGTTGGAGTTGAAGTTAGCGAAGACAGAGTCAAAGATTGTTTTGATAAGGATTTAGAAATCGCTATCAGTGAGTGTCATGCACTTTATACTGAAGAAACATTTAACGATTTCCCTGGCGAAGTTCAAGAAATTCTTGTCAATATGATGTTTAACATGGGACGAACTCGTTTGAGTAAGTTCAAAAAATTCAATGCCGCTTTACACAAAGGTGACTGGGCAGAAGCTGCCGTTGAAGGTCGTGATAGTAGATGGCATAAACAAGTAACCAACAGAGCAGAACGCCTGATGGTGCGAATGGAACAAGTTTAATAAATAAAATTAAGATTTAAACCTTAAGGAGAAATAGAGATGTCTATTGAAAAAATCGTAGCTGAAGCAATTGACAACAATCCGCTTAAGCTGAAAGAAGCATTCGAAGATGAAATGAATGCGCGTATCCGTGCTGCTCTTGAAGAAAAGTACAAAGAAATGACTTCTGAAGAAGAAGTTGTTGCTGAGGAAACTGAAGAGTTAGTTGAAGAAGATGAAGATGAGTCTGATGAAGAAGAATCTGACGACGAAGATGAGGACTTTGACGAAGGTGCTTGTGTGCGTGAAATGAAAAAGATGCACAAAGATGGCGAGTCAAAAGCTAACATCATCAAAGCTGTAAAAGAAAAGTACGGCTGTTCTGAAGCTAAGTGCAACGAGTTATACGCTTCTAACTGCGGTTAATCCGCAACCATGTGGTCATGGATAAAAGCTTGGTGGTACGGTAAACGTTATACGGTTACTGTTTCATATGACACCAAGTTTGGAAATGTTGATGATAAGACATTCCAGGGTGTACGGAAGATTAAAAAGAGTACCTGGAAAGAACTTATCTTTGTCACAGCGGACAAAAAGCTGATTTCCGTACGGTCAGCTAGTGGTCTGCATTATAGAATTGAGGAAGAGTAATGTATCAAATACTACTAGGAGTAATTTTAATTCTTGGTGGCGGATGCTATTACTTATTTGACCAAAACCAAACTCTAATAGGTAATAACGCAAAGCTTGAACTTGCCGTTGAAGAACAGAAGCAAGCTATTGAGGCTATTAGAGAATCTTATGAAAGACAAGGTGAAGCGCTGAATAATATGAGTCGTGCTAATGCTGCTATTGAAGCAGAAAAAGAACGTTACCTTGAAATTTTTAAACGACATAATCTCAATTTATTAGCAATTAAAAAACCTGGTTTAATTGAGAATCGTATCAATAATGGTACAAAAGAAGTATTTGAGGGATTAGAAAATGATAGCAAGAACATTACTGTTAGCGCTACTGACGACAACGATAATTAGTGGTTGCTCTTTATTACCACAAAAGAAGGTTGAAATTGTCAGCAAACCCGTCCCTATTAATATAATCCAACCAGAATTACCAAGACCAATTAATTTAACTGATGTTCAGATGAGTGTTGTATCTGAAGCAGTTATTGCTAATCCTTGTAAACGTTCTATACCTTTCGACCCACCTCAGTACAATGATGAAGGTGTTGAGAAATTAAAGCGCCCTAAAGCTTGTGATTTAGAAGACAGAGAGAATCCAGAGTGGCCAGTCGGCTATACCTATTTGGATAGATTCTTAGATGAAAACAAAATAGCCCAAGGTGGTGACATTGTTTTTGTTGCAACAACAATAAAAGACTATGAAATAATGACAGCCAATTTCCAAGAGTTACGTAGGTATATCAGAGAATTGGGTGAGGTTATCGTTTATTATAGAAGGGTAACCACTAATACTGAAGACGAAAAGGCAACAGGCGGACAACCTGTTGACGAGTAGACCATTCTAGTTTAGTACATAGACTTTTATTTCCATTTATATTTCCAAAAGAATAGGTGTATCTTATAAATACCTATTGACAAAACTATGATGCTGTGATATAATAACCCTTATTAGGAGACAGCGTGTCCGACGAATTAAACTCCGTGAAAACTGATATAGCATTAATCAAAAACGATGTTAAACAAATCGAAAGATTTTTTGATAAAGTTGACGAAGCTATGGAGCAAATGGTATCCCTAGCTCAAGATATTGCTGTTCAGCAAAAAGTATTAGAGACATTTGAAACAAAGCTTGATGGTTTAGAAGGAAAGCTTGACAGTCAGTCTCGCATGAATTTAGAAGCACGCTTCGCATTTAAAGAAGAGTTAGACGAACACAAATATAGATTCAAGGAAGCTATGACTACTGGTATGAAAGAAGCTCAAGACGCGCACCAAGACTATAATCAAAAACAAAGAGAGTGGATGGAAGAGCGTTCAGACAGAACACTTACCGCAATCAATACTCTCACAAAAGAGCTTAATATGAAGCTCGAAGACCAAGACCGCCGTATTCGTTCTCTCGAAAACCTCAAATGGTGGTTACTTGGAGCTGTGGCTGTAGTGACAGCTGGAGCTAATCTATTCATCGACATGATGATGGGAAAATAACGGTTGACAAACACACCGTTTTATGTTATAATAACATTTAAATAATATTGAGTAATTTATATGATTGATTTTGTTGATGTACAGTATGCACAAACGCTCTCTGGTCGCATGGAGCGATATAAAGTCACGCGTACTAACCCTTACAGAATTAATTTTCGTTGCCCATTATGTGGCGACAGTCAAAAGTCACGAACAAAAGCAAGGGGTTGGCTACTTGAGAGGGATAATAATTTCCATTACTATTGTCACAATTGTGGCGCTAGTCATTCCTTTTCCTACTTTCTCAAGTTAGTTGACCCTCTTGCATTCAAAGACTATTTAAGTGACAAATTTATTAACAAAACAAAACAAAAAGATAACAAATCGGTTCTTGAGAAGACGACCTTTGAAGCACCTAAGTTTAACAACAAAACTGCGTTAAAAAGTATAAAAAAAGTGTCGCAACTCGACCACAACCATTTTGCGAAAATATATATACAAAAGAGGCTAATTCCTTCTGCACAACATTATAGATTGTACTATGCTCCAAAATTCAAAGAGTGGATTAATAGTATTATCCCAGACAAATTTGCAGATACTAAAAATGACGAGCCTCGTTTAGTAGTTCCATTTTTTGATGAGGACAAAAAAATATTTGGTGTATCAGCTAGGGGTTTTAAATCCGATGGCCTAAGATACATTACTATCATGTTCGAAGATAAACCCAAAATCTTCGGGCTCGATACAGTTAACTTTGACAAACCTTATTATGTTGTCGAAGGTGCTTTTGACTGTATGTTTTTAGATAATGCAGTTGCTATGGCAGGTGCTGATGGAAATACTGAATCTTTACATAATGTTGCGGAAAACGCTATATTCGTTTTTGACGCTGAACCTCGCAATAGAGAGATTCATAAACGAATGGAAAAAATCATCGACCAAGGATATTCAATTTGTATCTGGCCGAATGATTTACCAGGAAAAGATATTAATGAAATGGTCCTTAATGGACATAAAAATATTGAAGAAACAATAAGAAATAACGTTTATAAGGGACTCGAAGCAAAAATGAAATTCACATTCTGGAAAAAATCATGATAATTGCTCCTTATTCCACCTTTTCATTCTTCCAAAAAAGAAATAATTAGGAGAGTAATATGCAATATTGTGGCATAGAAATCGACAACAGACGCAACAAACTTTTATCAGAACAATCACTTAAACTCTTACAAGACTACTATTGTAGAGAAGATGAAAAATCACCTCAACAAGCTTTTGCTCGTGCAGCTGCTTGTTTTTCAAATAACAATTTAAAATTAGCACAAAGAATATATGATTATGTATCAAAGGGTTGGTTCATGTATTCTTCGCCCGTGTTGTCAAATGCTACATTAAAAGGTGAAGAAGTTAAAGCACTTCCAATCTCTTGTTTTCTGAGCTATGTGCCAGACACGCTTGACGGACTTATCGACCATACAAACGAATTAAGATGGCTATCAGTAAAAGGTGGCGGAGTCGGTGGTCATTGGTCAGATATTAGAGCAGTATCAAAGAAAGCACCTGGGCCGATGCCGTTTCTACATACAGTAGATGCTGATATGGTAGCTTATCGTCAAGGTCGTACTCGTAAAGGTTCTTATGCAGCTTATATGGATGTTGACCATCCAGATATTATTGAGTTCGTTAACATGAGAATACCCACAGGTGACGTGAATCGTAAGAATCTGAATCTTCATCATGCAGTTAATATAACTGATAAATTTATGAAAGCTGTCGAGACAGGTGACGACTGGAACCTTCTGGACCCTAATGATAAGAGTATCAGAGAAACAATTAAAGCACGTAAGTTGTGGGAATTAATTTTAGAAACAAGATATCGAACAGGTGAACCTTACTTAAACTTTATTGATACAGCAAATCGTGCGTTACCTCAAGCACAAAAAGATATGGGATTAAGTATTAAAGGTTCAAATTTATGTAATGAGATTCATTTAGTTACTAACGAAGAGAGAACAGCTGTTTGTTGTTTATCATCTGTCAATTTAGAAAAGTACGACGAGTGGGCAGGAACAAATATGGTAAAAGACCTTATTGTATTCCTAGACAATGTATTACAGTTCTTTATTGATAATGCTGGTGATGAAATTAGTAAAGCAAAATTTAGTGCTGAACAAGAAAGGTCACTTGGTTTAGGTGCAATGGGGCTACACTCTTATTTTCAAAAGCATTCAGTACCATTTAATAGCCCACAAGCACAAGATATGAATGAGCAAATATTTAAGAACATTAAAGAAAAAGCAGTTGAAGCAACACTAACAATGGGTAAACAAAGAGGCGAAGCTCCTGATATGAAAGGAACAGGCCGTCGTAATGCTCATATGTTAGCAATTGCACCTAATGCAAATAGTTCTATGATTGTAAACACTTCACCAAGTATTGAACCTTGGAAAGCGAATGCATTTACTTCAAGAACAAGGGTGGGAAGTCACCTAAATAAAAACCCGTATTTAGAACAAGAGTTAGAAAAAATTGGTAAAAATACAGAAGAAGTGTGGTCGTCAGTTATAACAAATGGTGGCTCAGTGCAGCACCTAGACTTTTTAAACGAGCATGTTAAAGAAGTATTTTTAACAGCAATTGAGCTAGACCAATTAGCTCTTATAAAATTAGCAGGAGAAAGACAAGAGTATCTATGCCAAGGGCAATCACTCAATATATTCTTTCCTGCAGGAGCAGATAAAGCAACACTCCATAAAGTGCACTATGAAGCATGGAAACAAGGTTGCAAAGGATTATATTATTTAAGAACAGAAACATCTAATCGTGCAGAGAATGTAGCTCAAAAGGTTGAGCGTGAGAAATTAGATGACATTATTAACCCAGACGCAGTAAATTTTTCAAACGGACAAGAGGAAAATCAAGATGAGTGTGTCGCCTGTCAAGGATAAAAAGATGGACGTAACAATTTATACAAAATCAAACTGTCCTTTTTGCGAAAAGGCCAAAGCATGGTTTAAGCAAAGAGGAATTACATATACACAAATTAAGCTCGACGACGAAGAGCAAAGACTAGCATTTTATCAAAGAGTAAGTAATGGTCGTCAAGTACGCAGTGTACCTCAAATTTTTATTGATGATAAACATATTGGAACTTATAATGACCTTATGGCAGTAGCTGATACTCTTGTTAAGAAGCAAGGCGGCTTGTTAGAGTTTTCAGAAACATATAAGCCTTTTCATTATCCATGGGCTGTAGAAATTACAACAAGACATGAAAAAGCACATTGGATTGAAGATGAGCTTGACTTATCAGAAGATGTATCAGATTGGAAAATGGGTAAGATGACAAAGACAGAAAAAGAATATGTAACAAATATTCTTCGTTTATTTACACAATCAGATGTTGCTGTAGGCCAAAACTATTACGACCAATTTATTCCTAAGTTTAAGAATAATGAAATCAGAAATATGCTAGGGTCATTTGCAGCTCGTGAGGGTATCCACCAGAGAGCTTATGCATTATTAAATGAAACCCTTGGACTACCAGACAGTGAGTACCACGCGTTCTTAGAATACTCAGAAATGGCCGATAAGATTGATTACATGAGAAAAGCTGATACAAATACACTTCGTGGTTTAGGTTTATCTCTTGCTAAATCTGTATTCAACGAAGGTGTTGCACTCTTTGCATCTTTCGTAATGCTATTAAACTTCCAACGTTTCGGTAAGATGAAAGGTATGGGTAAAGTTGTTGAGTGGAGTATTCGCGATGAATCTATTCACGTTGAAGGCAACTCAAAACTATTTAAAGCATTTGTAAAAGAACACAGTCGTGTTGTTGATAATGATTTTAAAAGAGAAATTTATGAAATGTCAAAAGATATTGTAGACCTTGAAGATAAGTTCATCGAACTTGCTTACGAAATGGGCGAAGTTGAAGGATTAAACAAAGAAGAAGTCAAACAATACATTCGTTATATTACAGACAGACGCTTACTACAACTTGGTATGAAACCAAACTTTAAAGTTAAAGACAATCCACTTCCTTGGTTGGAATGGGTATTGAATGGTGCAGACCATACAAACTTCTTTGAAAATCGTGTAACTGAATATGAAGTTGCTGGACTCTCAGGTAAGTGGGACGACGCATACGCAGCGTAGAGTAGTGTGAATGATTGATGTTGATATTTTTCAGAATGTATTAGACAAACTTAAAGACGAGGGAAAATACCGTGTATTCAATGATATAGTCAGAGAACGCGGTAAATTCCCTCGTGCAACTTGGTATTCTAAATACAGTCCAAAAACAATTACAAATTGGTGTTCCAACGACTATCTTTGTATGGGACAAAACCAGTATGTTATTGATGCTATGCAAACAGCATTAGATAAAACTGGTTCAGGCAGTGGAGGCACACGAAATATTGGTGGTACTTCACATTATCATGTTACTTTAGAAAAAGTATTAGCTCAATTACATTCCAAACCCGCAGGACTATTATTTACTTCAGCTTATGTAGCTAACGAATGGAGTATGATTGCTCTCAGTCGTATTATTCCAAATATTTGTTTTGTTTCAGATAATAAAAATCACGCATCATTGATTATGGGAATTAAACATAGTCGTGCAGAAAAAATTATTTGGGAACATAATAATATGGAAGCACTCGAAGCTGCATTACATAGAGCACAACAGGATGGATTAACTCCATGTATTGTTTTTGAAAGTGTTTATAGTATGGACGGTGATGTTGCGCCGATTAAAGAAATATGCGATTTAGCAGATAAGTATAATGCAATAACTTACATTGACGAAGTTCATGCAGTTGGTTTATATGGTAATACAGGTGCAGGTTATTGCGAAAAATTAGGATTATCAGATAGGGTAGATATTATAAATGGAACACTTGGAAAAGCGTTTGGTGGTCACGGTGGTTACATTGCTGGTAATGATATTGTTTTGGACGCTATTAGGTCTGTCGCCTCAGGATTTATATTTACAACAAGCTTAAGTCCTGTAATGTGTGCAGGTAGTATTGCATCGATACGATACTTACAAGAACACAATGAAATACGCGAAAAGCATCAACGAAATAGTAAAATTATTAAAGACATGATAATTGAAGCTGGTTTAGAAGTACATCCTGAAGCGTGTACTCATATTATTCCAGTTATGGTTAATAATTCAAAGCGTTGTAAAGCAATGTCAGATTATCTTTTAAATAACTATGGAATTTATATTCAACCAATTAATTATCCAACAGTCGATGAAGGTACAGAGCGTTTAAGAATTACACCAACACCAATGCACACAATTAGTATGATGTATGAATTGGTTGAAGCATTAGTAGATGCATTTGAGGAAATTAAATGAACAAGGTGTATCCAGCTTTTAGTACACCAATATATAAAGATTATATAAATCTTGATAAAAATATTCTTAATCCTGCATTAAGAAGTATGAGTTTTAAAAGAATTAATACTGACGATAGATTTCATTCAACAGATTATAAAGTATTAGATAATGATTTACATTTTTTACAAAATTGCATACTTGAAAAGATTAATGATTATGCCTACAACTATTTGGGATTAGCAAAAAGACATAAAATAAAAATTACAGATAGTTGGGTTATGAAACATGGTTTAGGAGATAGTTCTGAAATTCATTGGCACCCTAACAGTATTATATCAGGCTGCTTATATTTACAAACTAATCCAAAGAGTGGTAATATTTGTTTTTTTAGAGAAAAGAGTTTATTTAATGATGTACTTGATTTTGAAATAATAGAAAACGAAACAAATAAAAAAGAAGTACAAGT